TCACCTTCTGCTGCGGCATAAGCACCAACAGCCTTACCAGCAGTCATCAAGCCAGACATAATTTGTTGTTGTCTGTATTGTTCTTCTGCTTGCTGTTGCTTGTCTTGTTCTCTCAACAAAGCCTGAAGTTGTTGTTCTTCGTATCTTGCCTTTGCCAAGTCCGCTCTTGCAATCTCAGTCAAAGCAGGTTGCATTTGTTCAGCAACTCTTTGCTCTTGTCCTATCAATAATCTAGCAGCGTCAGATGCTTGCCCACCCATACCAGTCATAGCACCAGCGTATTGTAGTTGTTGCTGTCTTTGTGCTGCTCTAATAGGATCAACAAGTTGTGCTTGAAGGTTTGCTCTTTCTTCATCAGTCAAACCTAACAAACCTAACTCTTGTCTTCTTTTTAATTCGTCAATCTGTTCTTGTCTGTAGATATCATACTCGCTCTGTTTAGAGCCTAGCAAAGCCTGAGTACCCATACCTACAACACCACCAACACCTGCTCCAATAGCGGCACCTACTGGGCCTCCTATCGGTGCACCGATGGCTGCACCATAACCTGCGTACTGTCCGCCTGTTGCTAAAATATTTTTTTGTTCATCTGTTAAAGCCATAATTCTATCCTCCTATTATTCGGGTGGGCTTGGGTCTACTGGTTCATCTGGAATATCTGGTGGCAAATCACCTGATGTTGGAAGTTTGTAATAAGCCTCCAGAGTGAAACCCCAAGCCAGAAAAATACTATACGCTTCTGTCGTATATCCTTTGATTGAAAAGGTATGCCAACCAGCGGACACTCCTTTCATAACGTGAAAACTAGAACAATAGTTTCTTGTAAGATAAGGTAATTCTTTTTCATTCCAAGTCTTTTGTCTAGTAGTATACCATTGTGCATCATCGAATGCAATGTAAAATCTTGCTGCTGTAAATTTAGAATTATCTATTGGTGTGGTGTAAGGTTGTCCATACCACTGAAATAAAAGATCTGCTTCTTCTTCAAGATAAAAACTAATACCTCCATTAGATAACCAAACATAAGTTGGGTTGTTAGGCACACCATAACCTGATGGTGTGTGAGGTATACCAGTCACTGCTCTCGATGCTAATAAATAATTTTTTCCTCCAACTAATCCAGAGATCATTTGATACTGATTCTGCATAGCGTTGTAGGTTCCTTTCATAAGATGCTCTGGTGTAAATGTATCTACATCAACATCTGCTGATTGAATTTGAGAATTTAAATATTTTCTCAATGCTTCATTGTTGCCATCTACTAACGCTGCGTCAATAGGATCTCCAACAACAAAAGTATTCGGTGTAGTAAAACTCATTATCCTTTCCCCTTCTGTAATACTTGAGCCATAAAGTTTCCTCTTTCAACTTTACAAAAGTAAGATGCTTGATTTGCTGTAACAACTTCCCAACCTCTACCTCCACCAGAAAAAGGACTAGTGTCGTGAAACCAAAGAGGACCAACAATAAAGAAACCTACAGTATGTATGTTATATTGTTGTCTAGTAATATAATTAAAAGATCCGTGAGACTGAATTTCTTTTTGCCTGTATCCTGTGCCGCTAACAGTAAGCCCATCAGTAGTCACACAAACAATACCTCTATCCCAAATATCTGATGTAGGACTTGGATCATCTGAAGAAGGACAAGAATAAGTTTGTCCAACATTTGTACTTGTATTGAAAACAGGTCCATCTGCTCCGTGCTGAAACCAATCTATGTGATCATCGAAAGATTGCCAAGAACCACCTGATGTAGATTTATAAGCAGGAAAAATAATAAATGCTCCTGACTGCGTAGTAGGAACAACACCATCCTGAGATAGAAACCAAGTTGTATCAGCATAAAAATTAAAACCAAATTTTAATCTTAATAAATCACCAGCCACCAAAGTTGTTGGATTACCACCAGCAGTGCCATCATCTGTGAGGTATAAAACAGAAGCACCACCTGTACCTGTATGAGTAAGTTGATGTAAGGACTTCTGACCAGCAGACCTTGTATCATCTGTAAAGAATTCATACGACTGACCTCCTGATCTAAAATTATTAAAAGAATATTCAAATGCTTTTAAAACAGGAGTTCCTGTAAGATTGATTCTATCTATTCCTTGAGATCTAACATTGTCGTGATCAATAGTTAGAGTTGCTGTTTGCATATCATCAAACTTATTATTCATATCTGTAGATGAAATAGTTTGACCATACTGATTTTGAAAAGAATTATTTTTTACTGTACTCATATCCGCTCCTACCTATAATAATTTATTACCAGCATATCGCCACCAGTCCAATAAAAATAACCAGCATCCATTGGATAGTTTACTAGATCTTGTCTTCTACCGTTAAACCTCCAAGCAATGTTAAATTCACCTTTACCTGTTGCTACTGGAATAGAAGCACAGAGATGAATAGTTTGTAAATTTCTAGAAATTTTTCCTGTGTCTGCAATAACAGAACCATTGTATGTAATGTGGAACTGGCAGTATCCTAGATCTGCTTTTACAATAGAAGGTGCAGGTGATTTTACTGCTGTAGCATAACCAGCAAGATTTAGTTTATTCATAATATAAGTCAGGTTCATTTCAACCTGACACATACCTTCTCTTAAATTCTCAACAACCAAAGGATTAGAACTTTCAAACCAACCACCAGCATAAGAATTATAAGTCTGAGCAGGCATTTCATCAAAGTTTAAAACTCCATTTGATCTTTCTGAATCAGGACTAGAAACTACTGCTTCATCCATCTTCCAGTATTGTTGATAGTAAGAACAAAAAGAATTATTTCTAAAAGCAGAAGCATCAATACCAGTCACAGGTAAGTTCTGTCTATCAAGTCCGTTATTCAATAAACCTTTCAGACCATCATATTCTTTATCAAAATCTTTAGGTTCTAAAATATTATTATCTCTTAGTTCTCTTTGTTTAGGTTTTATTGGCATTCTATTTTATTTCCTTTTTGTTTGTTGTGTATAACCATAGCAATACAGATTGTAGTTCTCATTCCAAATTATTTTTATTTTTTTAAACTTTTCCTTGCCTTGTTCTCATACCATCAGTATTGAATTCTAATGAGTAGCCGATCATTTGGATGTCCTCAGATGTTTCATACTCCCATCTAAAGTAAGAAAGTTTTTTGTTTGCTATGTCAAACCTCAAAGTAATTAGGTCCGATCTCTCCCAGACGGCATCATCAAATTTACCTAGATCAAATACTCCTTGATCTGGTAGTTCGGGATTTTGCATCTTCAAACCACTGGAAGTTATTTTATTTTTATAATCCCTATCAGCATAATAACTCACTTCTAGTTTGTTATCTCCACCAGCAATCATATAGATATACAAATATTTTATTGCTTTCTTTTGTGGGCCGTATCCAAAGTCGTGTTCTTTAGAAACAAACTTCGAAGTCAAAGGATCCTTTGCTCTGATTGAATCTTGTTCTTGTGAGAAGAAAGTTCCTGCTGATCTAAAACCAGAAATAAAATAAAGTCCTGCTTCATCTGGATCTACATCAGGAGAGTCAGGAGAAAACCCTTCCCAAGTTCCATAGATAAGTTCTCCATCGTCATCTGCTGTGATTGTATTTACTTTAAAATCATCTGATCTAAAAGACCAACCAGCAGTATCAAGATGAAAAACCAAACCTACATTTGTTGTTTGTGCACCATCGATACAAGCATAGAAATGAATTTCTCTCCACTTCTTTGAATAGATTGCTTGTGCTTTTGATAAAGAAGAAACATTCAATCTGTTTATGTGATTGTCTATATCATCAGAAATCTTTTTTATTTGAATAGAAGAACCTGAATTACCAGCAGAACCTACTGCTAAATAAACTCCATCTTTATTTATAAACGCACAACCTACTGATGGTACAGTGACTGCTCCGTGTCTTGAAGGACAACCTATTCCTTTGATAACAGGAACAAATTTAAATCCTTCGATAGGATTTCCAACAATCACCATATCTATTGCTCTTTCTCTGAATACTAATAAAGTATCATTGAAATTTTTCAAGCAAGTTATTTCTCCACCATCAGCATCTCCGACAGAGAAATAATCTAGTGCTTGATATTGGCACGGTCTACCAGCCACAGAGTAAAAGAGAGTCCCACCGTTCCCTTCCCCCCCATCGATAAACAAAGTATTTTTAAAAGTAGCAGCCATTGTAGGTCTTGCAGGAAAAAAAATACTATGGTCATCTCTGGGTGCTAACGCCCCCAACCCTGTGTCTGGGACAGTATCAAAATAATGTCTATCTACATTGTTATCTATTTGAGTACAGAAATAATAAACCTCATCTTC